CGCCGACGATATTCTTAATTATTTATTAAAACCAAACCCTTTTCCTTTGATGTTCTGGAACAATCTTACACAATTTAATTGAAAGAAGACCATCTTCGAATGATACTTCCTTCACCTCAACATCATCAGAAATTGTCCATGTCCTGGTAAATGCTCTATTGGCAAGTCCATGGTGGACATATTCTTTATCTCCATTAACTTCCCTTTCACCTTCAATGTAAAGTTTGTTGTTTTCTGTATAAACAGTAATCTGATCTTTCTTAAATCCTGCAAGAGCTACTTCAACTCTAAACACAGTATTACTTTCTTTGATTACATTATATGGTGGATAGTTTGTATCTGTCTGATGTAGTGCTCCAATTCTATGAAACCACTCATCCATACCAATGGAATACTTGTCAATATCATTGAGAAATTTTTCAATATTTCCCGTGTTATATTTTGTCAGTGAGTACATAATAGACCTCCTAAAGCGTCTTTTGGAATGTGAACCCTATTGGCATTCACATTATTAATTATAACAGAAATCATAAAAAATGGGGATGTAAATCCCCAACAAAATTATTCAGTTATCTCTACTTTTTTCTTTTTTGCACCAATATTATATTTGGTTTCTAGAATCCAGTCACCCTTATCCTTATAAGAAAGAACTTTAATTTGATTCAGAGGAGCAATGTCTTGAATTTTATTGACATCAACTATAGTAATTAGACCCCAATCTGCCAACAGTTGGGCAATCCTATTACGTCTTTGAACATCATTGATAGTAAGATTTGCATGTTTACCATCAAGTGCAAATAGTTCTTTAAAGTGTACCAGATAATATTTACCTTGCTTATGAAGAATGTGGCAAGATTGATAAATCTTTTTTTCTTTTCTAGATGCCACACCAATTCTAGTGAGTGTTTCACGAACCTTTAGAAAATCATCAGGTTCATTCAAAATAACTTCCACCATTTGATTGGCAGACCACTTCACTTCAGGTTCATTAACTACACTCATTTTCTTCCTCCAGTTTCAAGTTTTGCTTTAATAAAATTAATTTGGTCTTGTGAAAGGATTTTCAAAGCTTGCTTTGCTTTCTCATTACTATATCCATAGTAAGATTTAACTAATTCAAGATCTTTGATTTTCTCTTGCTTAATCCAAGGAGAATATCTTTTCCTTGTCCTCACAGTATTTATAAAAAAATCATATTGCAACTTCTTGTCTAATGAGTGGTTCTTATTCATTTCATTAGAATACATTAATGTATCGATTGTTCCAGATAAACATCTATTGATGATATATGGTGCATAATCTTTTTTGGAGGATACATCTTCATCCATAATATTCTTTTTAGTTTGGTTGATTGAGTTCAACCAATCTTTCAATTCATAACTCATAATTAATCAATACCAGTTCTTTTCGCTCATGTTGTTCTCTCATGTAGTCGCCAACAGAACGCATAGTGTATGTGTGAGCAAACTCAATTGCTTTCCAATCTTCAAATCTTTCCTTAATTAACTGAGAAGAATTATAACTAACCATCATATCCATATTATTAGAATCACAATCAGCAACAAACTTATCGTGATCAAATCTTTTATGCATTGATCCTTTATTCCCATAGAGATTATCCTTAATGTCATAAGGAGGATCAAGATACATAAAAGCACCCTTATTTCCATCCATCAAATAATCATAGGAATAATTAGTTATACGCCACTTTTCAATCAGACTTGAGTATTCTTTTAATTTGTAGATTCCCCTCAGAGAGAAATTAGAATTACTTGCTTGCTCTGAGAAAGATGAACTTTCTGTGAGACCACTAAAAGAACATTTGTTAACAATATAGAAAGCAACAGCACGATTAAAGTTAGTTTCAGACTCATCATTGATATGCCCCTTTGATTTGATAAAAAGTTCCCTTGCCAATTCTGGAGTATTATAGGCAAGTTTGCAGTCAACTAATTCATTCTGCAAATCACTTCCAAACATTTGAAGTTGTTGCCAGAAGTTTACAAGAGGTTCATACAAATCATTTACCCAAATATCCAGGTATGGATATTGTTTTGTAATATAGATGGCAACACTTCCACCACCAAGAAGTGGTTCTCTAAATTGATCGTAATTTTTAAGATCAGGAAAATATTGTGAGATTTTTTGTACTGCTCTAGATTTTCCCCCAGGGTAACGTAATGGAGTCTTAAAGTCTTTCATAATCGGGTTTGTGATACTTCAAATATTCCCAAAAGGTAAGTTTCATTTCTTTCTGAGTCATCCCACAATGCTTTGCTGCAGCAGGAAGAGTCATCTTTGCCCTAAAGAGTGCTTCATTTGCCTCTCTAACATTCTCTGGAGTTGTTTTAATTGGAATATCTTTTAGATTATTATAGTTCATTTAAAATTACACTCCACCATCATTTCTGTAAGTGCTGCAAGAAGATTAATTTCTTGGTCTGCAACAAATGCTGATTGATACTGATACTTTGCCACAATCAAAACCACTGCTGCAATACTTGGACCATCAACCTTTTCATAAAGAGCATCATAGACCTTCCTAAGAATAATGGATGCATCATTATCTATATTTGATGCCACCCATTTTCTAACCTCTGGAAAATTCTTTTCCTTAAGATTATTAATCAAATCATTGACTGATACATCAGAAAATGTGGTTAGAATTCCAGAGTCAATCTTTCCACTTACAGAGTATCTTTGACACTCATTAAGGACCCTCCTCCAATCTGGGAAATGACTGTTGATAATTTGTGCAAGAACTTTCTGCTCAAATTCAATCCCTTCTCCCTCAAGAATAGACCCGAGACGCTTGAAGAATTCGCCTGCAAGTTTTGCTTTTTCTCTTCCTTTGATACTAAATTCAACAACTGCACATCTGGAGTGGAGAGGTTCAATGATCTTGTTCTTGTAGTTGCAGGTGAAGATGAATCTACAGTTTTTATAGAACGTCTCAATATTTGCCCTAAGTAGGAGTTGTACATCTGTGGTGGTATTGTCTGCCTCATCAATAATGATGACTTTGTGTTTTCCAGTTGCTTGAAGTGATACGGTCGAAGCAAAGTTCTTTGCTTGATTCCTGACAGTATCAAGAAATCTACCTTCGTCTGATCCATTGATGACATAATAATCTGCTCCTAATTCTTCACATAATGCTTTTGCTACTGTAGTTTTTCCACATCCTGCAGGACCAGCAAGCAAAAGATTTGGCACTTCTCCTTTATCTACAAAGTCCTGAAATGTTTTCTTAATGTCTGCTGGTAAAATACATTCTTCAATTTTCTTTGGACGATACTTCTCTACCCACAAAAACTGTTCTCTCATAATAAAATTTAATAAAGGTTCAATCAACCAAAGGTTGAGTCTGGTTCAAGAGCAATAAAATACTTCAAATTATACTTCTGGTTAGTAAACTTAGCAGAAAGTTTTTTTGAGATCACAACATCATAAGATCCAGGAATAATTTTAATATTTTCTTCCTTGAAATTAAACACAAATTCTACATCAGTCTCACCAACAACCAAAGAATATTCATTGGAAGTATCATTATTCTTGTCACGAACAAGAAGGCGAATTACTCCAGATTCACCAATAACAGAAAGATCTGGAAGTTTATAAACTGCAGATGCTTTTTTAAGTTTATCCAACTGAGAATGCTCAAGTTGGAAACACACATCTTGAGTTGGAAGATCAATATCCTTATCTGGAGGAGATACAATTACATCAGGGTCAGCAAAGAAATATTTGACCTTACGCTTACCTTCTCTGATCACTAGGTGAGAATCATTGGAGAAATCAATATCAGGATCTTGGTGAAGTCCAAGACCATTTAGAAACTCATTCAGATCATAAATTGCAAAGTCCTTTGGGAATTCTTCCTCAACATCTGCCACTGAATAGATGTTTTTCAGGATGGACATAGTTTTAATTGTAGAACCCTCTTTAATCAAAATAGATTGATTAATTGAAGAGAAGTTTTTCAGAATAGTAATGGTGTTATCAGAAAGTTTCATTTTTGCTCAACAAGATTAAGGTGATTAATCAAAAGAATAGTGTAGTGGAGAACTTTGAACAAGTCTGCTCGTGGTGTTCCCTTAGTATCATACCTATCAATATATTTTGTAACATTACCTGCACAAAATCCTTCACGACGATTGTGTTTGATTTTATCTAGTGTTTGCTCAGTTCCACCACTAGTCCTGTCCACATAGTGTTGATTATAAGTGCTAGCAATATACTCTTCTAGTTGTTTGAGGATTTTGTCCTCATTATATTTCCAAAATCCATTGTTGTTTGTTTTTTCTTCCATTCCAGTAATCACATCAAAAACATTTGAATCTTTGAACCAAAACCCATCATCAGTCATTTCCCAACCCTCAGATTTTAATTTTTCAAAATCATTCATAACAAAATTTATATTTGTCAATAATCATGATACCACTGTATTCAGTCTGAGTCAACCATCATACTGAATCCTTTTACCTTTTCAAACTTAATTATAGAATCAAATTTATCCACCAATTCATCAGTTTTATGGGATATCAAAAACACATTAGATTTATTAATAATATATTTGATAATTTTGGTAAAGTTATCAGTCCCATAATCATCCAAAGAACTGTCAAATACTTCATCCAAAATTAGAAGATTTGTATTGATTGAGTTTTTAACTTTAGCAATTTCTCTCCATGTAAAAAGTAATGATAGATCTATTCTCATTTTCTCACCTTCACTAAAAGATGCATATGAGAAATCCTCATAAATTGGGTTTAGTGCCTTTTCATTAAACTCCTGATCTAAAGTAAAGTTGATTGGAAACTCAAATATTTCCAAATACTTGTTTAGATTTTTATTGATTAGGGGCAAATATTTTTTTATGATTTTTGACTTTGCTCCATCATCTTTAAGTAAAAGATGAATGAATTCGTAATTTAAAAGTTCTTCTTTCTTTGATGAAATATCCACTACAACTTCATCAAAACTTGCTTTGAAATTGTTTAACTTTTCATATTCAGAATCAATTTTTGTGTTTCTGGAGACAAGTTTTTGAACTTCTTGTTGAAGGTCTCTGTATTGCCTTTCAAATTCAGATACTTTAACATTGTTAGTATTGATTTCATTGTTGAGTTTAGTAATCTCCTCTGAAATTTCTAAGAATTTTGTTTCATTTTGTTTTTCATCTTGAATTGTTTTTTCAAGTTCTTCACAAGCAGACTTTAATTCAGTTTTTTTATCTTCAATGTCTGCTATCTTATTTAATCTAAATCTTTCATCTAGATCTTGAGTGCAGGTTGGGCAAACCACATTGCCATTAAAAAAATCTTGCTCTTCAGAAATCATTGATACCTTCTGAAGTAATTTTACTTTTATAGTATCTAATTTTTTTAGCTTTGTTTTTGAAGATGATACTTGATCAAGATCTTTAGTTTTATCTTTAATATAAGTCAATAGAGATTCATTTAAATCTGTTATTGATTTTTTCTTATCTATAAGATCATCTAATTTTTTATTCTTTTCTTCTATGTCTTCTGCATTTCTTTTTTCCAATTCTAAGATAAAATTATTTTGAGTATTGATTTTATCTTGAGCATTTTCTTTTTTATATTGAAGTTCCTTTACTTCATCCCTTAGAGATTTGATATTGACCTTAGCAATATCATTCATTGAAGAGAATACTTTTATAGACAAAAGATCTTCAACAACTTCCCTTCTATGCTGGGAAGAAAGTTGCATAAATGGAATAAAATTACTAGACCCAAGAACTACAATTTGAGTAAATGATTTATAATTGAGTTTGAGTACAGTTTGCTCTAACCACTTTTGCTGATCATTTGCAGAGGAACTTTGATTCAATAAATCACCATTTTGATAGATCTCAAAAATAGTAGGTTTGATCCCTCTTATAACTTTCCACTTGTTAGGTCCAATCTCAAATTCAATTTCAACTACACAATCTTTCTCATTTACAGAATTGGCAAGTTGATTCTTATTAATTCTTCTGAATGGTTTATTAAACAAAACAAAGGTAAGAGCATCCAAAAATGTACTCTTACCTGCTCCATTCTTTCCAATGATTAGGGTGGATGTATTTTTTATAAAATTTATTTCAGTCCAATAATTACCTGAGGATAGAAAATTTTTATATTTTATTTTTAGAAATTTTAACATAATCAGGAGGAACTACAATGTCATTGGAGGTAATTATAACATACTGATATCCCAAGTGCTCACATGCCATAACTGCTACTTCTTTAGATACTTCTGTTATTTCCATTCCAGGATAATTCAATATATTCAACATTTCAAGATATCTTTCTGCATCATCTTCTTCTTCAAAAATAAACAGAACATTTTCGCCATATTGATTAGATATGGCATATGCTCCCTCTTGTGGTCCTTCAGATGCAGTAAGTATATACATTACACTAGTTGAAATGATTCTTGATAAATTGAAGTTAAAATTTGTTTGATTCTACTTTTATTTAACTCAATTTCAGATTCATCAACATACTTTTTCAGTAGTGATAATGTGTCTTCATTTTTAACTTCATCTTCAGCATCAAAATTTTCATTGATAGAAACTTCTTCTATAATTTTTAAATCTTGTATGTTTTGTTCCAACAAGAAATCTAGAAACTTTTCATACTTAATTTTATCTTTTTTCTCTTTAACTATAAGTTTTACTATACAATTTTCATAGTCTTGTAAATCATACAGAGCATCATCCATATAATTTATTACTCTGAACATTTTATAGGGATTATCAATATATTTCAATTCATAAGTTTCTGTGTCAAAAATAGCAAATCCTCTTTTGTCATTATAATCTGACCAGTACATCTCATATGGATTTCCAATATAGAAAATTTTACCATCATCACTTCTAGTATGATAGTGTCCAGAGAATACCCTATCAAATTTATCAAATACCTTCTTGTCCCTCCCATTGACCTGTGGATGACCTCTCTGGGGATAGAAGTCATTCAACTCTAGATGACCCATAACAACCCTTGCAGGGGTCTCTCTGATGGCATTCAGGGAATCTTGTTCACTCTCTGGGGTTATCCAAGGCAAAAATAATATGTCAGTGCCATCTACATTAACTGTTTTTGGTTTAGTGTAAATGTTAATATTATCATATCCATCCATCAATAAGATTGGACTGTTTAAATTGGTAGTATTCTTATAAAAGATATCATGATTCCCTACAGTCAAATGAACCTTGTAATCTTTCAGTGGATCTAAGATTGTCTTTTTTGTCCACTCAATACTCCAATAATCTGTAGTCTTTCTATTATCAAAAATATCACCCATATGAACTATGGTATCAATATTTAATTTTCTTAATGTAGGGAAAAATACATTATTATAAAATCTTTCAAAATATTCATGAAAGATTTTATTTCCCCTTTTAAAATTGAAATGAGTATCTGTAATAATAGCTACAAGAGTCATGAAAATCTATAATTAATATTGTCTTTGATTCCATTCATATCAGAATAATCTCCACCAAGATCAGAAGTATCTGCAGTGAATACTTGATCAAAGCTGGACTTTTCAATGATTTTAGATTTTATTTCTAACTGCTTTTTTTCTTTAGCAATTCTTCTTAGGAATGCATAGTACACAATCTGTGTGAAGTATGCAAATGGATTAGTTCTACTGATATCATAATTGTCTATGTATTGAATGCAGTTCTCTACACCATCACAAATCATTTCATCCTTAAACATATAATTGACAAAGTTTGGTTTATATGCTAGATGATTTGCAATTCTCAAAAAACAATCGCCAATATAATTGCTGACCTTTGGTTTTGGTAAGCTATTATCTTTTGCATGATTTACTTTATGTCTGTACTCAACCAAAGCAGCATAAAAGTCCTTATTGTTCACATAGTGTTCAGACTTTTTTTTTGTTTTTTTCATTATCATTAATTGCATCTTTAGTTTTTCTCAATAATAAATTTTAGTTATCACCATTATACACTGTGGAATGAAAGTTGACAAGTTACCAAAACATGAGTAGGATCACTCTGTTAGGTTTGAAGGATAGGTACTATTTAGTTTTATAGATGTTCTCTAAGAATACTCTTGCTTCATCAACTTTGGATATGAATCCCATCTTTCTATCCATGTCTACATTTGAATTCGTATTTTGATTTAGATACTTTTTATATACTTTAATAATTTCATTAGTTCTAACCTCAGTCATAGTAATAACTTTATTTAAGTTTATTATATACATTTCATCATCAGGAACATTTAACCAAGGTTTAATTTTATAACCTAGGATATTACCTCTTCTAGATTCAATTATTTCTATTAAGACTGGATTGTCTAAAATAAGAAATGTATCCTCTTCTTCATAGCTAGGACAAACAAGAGAAAATATTTCTTCTCCAGATATTAGTTTAATTGATGCATAAAATTCTTGTTCCATCATTTTTTAAAGTTAACAGTAATAATTTCATAATCAAAGTTTTCTTCATTATAAATTTTAATTCTTTCTATTAGATGATTTAAAGTATAATTTTTCTTTGATTTGTATTTAATTTCATCAGCTATATCATAGAGAGTTGCTGATACTTTTTCCTTTCCTTTTCTCAATACCCTACCTATACTTTGGAGGTTTCTGATTCTTGATTTACTTGGGGATGCAAAGACAACATTGTGTAAATTTCTAATATTGATACCTGTACTAAAAGTGCCATAAGAAGCAACAATAATTGCATTTGACTCTTCTTCTGTAATTTTTCTTACCAATTCTCGTTCTTCAGTATCCACTCCACCATGAATAAAAAATATTCTTCTATCTTCACTGGCATCTTTATTTATCATTTCATAAAGAGGTTCACCATGAGTTGCTACCCTATTGAACAATACTAAAGTATTTCCTTTCAGGTCTAAAACTAAATTCTTGATAAAATTATTTCTTTTTGAGTTTCCAATTAAATATTGAACTTCCTCCTCATAGTCGTTAAACTCATGCTCTGGGTGAGATAGAAGAAGAACTTTAATCTTTAGTTGTGAAAGGTATCCCTTTTTAATTAAGTCATCAGTCTTAATTAACTTATATGTTGGTCCAAATAATCCTTCAAGAACAAGTTTATGAGTCTGAGATCCATCCAATGTTCCAGTAAATCCAAATCTATATTTTGCATCATGCAATTTACTCATGATACTAACCAATGATTTAGATTTAAATTGATGTGCCTCATCACCAATAACTACATCATAGTTCTCAAAATAAGATTTATCTAATTTATAAATGGATTGCCATGTGGATATGGTAACAGGTCTTTGTACATCCCTAGACATTCCCCCATATATTTTATGGCAATATGTTTCTGCATCCCATCCATAATCTTCAAAGTCCTTATACATCTGTTCAACTAAAGATGTTGTTGGAACTATCAGAAGTATGTTCATGTTCTTTTCAGTAAAGTATCTCACAACTGAATAGATCATTAAAGATTTTCCAGATGCAGTTGGAGATAGCAATAATTTTCTTTTATATTTCAATGCATCATAAACCCCTTGAATTTGATATTCTCTGGGTTCATGTGTGCAAATACTTTTCATGTAATCCTTCACACCTTCCATTGAAATAGAATCATCTATTTCTCCAGGTACTCCATAGTATTTGTTATTTTGAAATTCAAATTTATATTTGTAATTCTCACAAAATGAAACAAGTTTATCTAATAGTCCAGCATAAATTTCTCCAGTCTGGACATTAAATAAACGTATCTTTCCATCCCAATGCTTACTTCTATATTGGGGCATGAATTTTGCACCAGGAACATCAAATGTGAATTGATCACTCAATTCATACTTAATGTGTGGGTCACATTCAATCTTTAGAAAGATTTCATTTTTTTTACTTATAATAAGATCTGACATATTACATTCCTGATTGGAATCTCAAAAAATCTATTGAGTTTTTAATTTGATAAGTTCTATTAGAAATCATTTTTATAATTTCTTCTAGATATTTTAATATTGTATCATAATATTCAATTTTCATAAAGATATCTGATAGGTTGTTATCTGCTTCCAGATATCTGTTTAATCCTTCTTTATCTCTTATCTTATATGGAAATGGTTCTTCCTTGTATATCTCTGGATCTGCCTTTCCATTATAATAATTATACCTTTCTAATCTTTTTTGCTTGTATTGTAATTCTGTTTTTTTCCTCAACAGAGAAAAATTGTTATACATTTCATAATATTTTGCATGTAAAGAGGCAACTTTTAAAGATTCATTATGTAAATCATCTATGTTGATTTCAGAATCCTCTTTCCACATAATTTGAATATCATCAAGAGAAATCATACTGGAGTGTTTACAGTGTTAATTATTTCGTAGTAAGTATACTTAAAATTGACTTCTGCTGTAAAGTATCTTATGTCCTCTACTGTTGCATCAAAGTCAAGTGCTGACAAATATGTTGGGAATAATCCAGAAAAAACTACCTTACCAACTGGAGTAAAATTGCTACCTAAAATTTGTAAAGTGCCATCTGAAGTTTCAAAAAAATTTCCTCTTTGCTTTTGGAAATTTGAATCAGTTCTAGATTCTTTAAAGTCTTTATATTGCTCTAGACTTTCTGGGAATCCTAAACCCCTCATCCAATCTTGAATCTGAGTATAATTCTCCAGGTATTCATCTACAAGAAATCTAAGTCTAAAATCTTCAAAAACCATTTTATCACCAGGGATGTCAATATTTTTTCCATATCTGGTCATAACTGCAGATCCTAAAGTGATTGCAGGAACTCCTGCAAAGTTCGAGAAAAAATCTACTTTAGGTGCTTCAACCAAGTTGAATTTAAATCCTGCAGGAGATAGAAAATTTTTATTTGATAATTGATTCCCCCAAGCACTATTAGTCATATTGTTCTTTTTTAATTATTTATTTGCATAAAAAAAGACCCCCTTTTGGGGGTCCTTGAGGAATCAAAAGAAACTCACATGAGGTTCTTGATTTGTACTCTTCTGTAATATCTGTTGGTGTTCTGTGCAATTCTACCTGCACCAACTGCAGTACCCTCAGCAAATGGGTTGGCAACCATACCATATCTGGTCTTGAAGCCAATCTTGGGCTGGAAGGTGTCCTGACCAACTGCACGTACCATCTGGAGAGGTACATATGGGCAGTAGAACAGACCTGCATCATAAGGGTTGGTTCCCTTATAACCTACAACATAATACTGCTCAGCAGCAAGGTTTGCAGCATAAGGATCAATATAAACCTTGAACTTACCATTGAGAACACCAGCAAAAGTATTGCCAGTATCATCAACATTCAGGTTAGTATTGAGTGCAGGGGTGTAATCAAGCAGACCTGCCATGGTGAGTGCAGAAGCAACATCAGCAGAGCAGAGGATTACATTACCCTTCCCTCTTCTTGTTCTTTGAGCGATAGCATTAGCATCTCTCTCAAGTTGGAACAGAAGACCCTTGAACTTCTCAACTGACCATCTACCATTTGAATCAACATCAAGGTCAAAGATACCAGCATTAGCAACATTGGTCTGAGCACCAGGCTCAGCAATCTTGTAAATGGTTCTGATGACTTCTCTGTTAATTTCAGCAAGAATCTCAGTTGAAAGAATATTGGCAAGCTCAGCCTCAGCATCCAGACCATGGATTGCCTTGAGGTCTTGTGCCAGTTCCAGGGTGTACTCAGCCTTGAGTGCTCTGCTCTTTGCAGTTACAGAGATTTTCTCAATGCTGAATGCCA